TAATTCTATATCTCTGTAAAAACCTGCAGCCATTTTTTTATTCATTTCATTTTCGCTCATCTTGATTACATGAGTTATTCTCCCAGCATCTTTTAAATCTGAAGCATAATATGGAACCACTAAATCTTCAGCTGGAACAAATTTAGAAACAGGTCTTTGTAAAAAACCGTCAAAGTAAACTTTTTTAAATGTAGATCCTGATAGTGGCAGATAGTAAAGCATTTGGTCCATATCTGTCGTGTAGTCCTCCATCTTCTCCATAAGAAGATAGTTCATGTAATCTTTAACTCTTTGTGCTTGTTGTTCGGTGGCCGGTGTTCTTAAACCTACTATTTGTGTTCTAACTGGACCGTCACTTGGTAATAATTCTTTATAAGCTGAAGCTTGGAAAGTTGTAGCACTTTCACTTAACAACGGGTGAGTGACACCGGAGGCACCTTTAAAAGGTCGTGTTTGTTCGTTGTATTTAACACCTAATAAATCTAAACCTTTTGTGTAACCCTCTTCCCAATCTTTTCTAGACTCTTTGTCTTTTCTGTATTCTGAAATTAATTCTAGACCTAATCTTCGTCTTGTTCTTTCATCTAAGTCCTCTGCTAAGTTCGCACCAAAGTCATCTGTAATAGGTTCCTCAACTTGCTCTTCACCTTCAATTTCAATTTCTTGAGGTTCAGCAGAAGGAGTTTGTTCTTCTTCTACTTTAGTTTCTTCTTCTTGATTTTCAGGTATTCCTTTTTCTACAGCCATAGGTTAATCTATCACAGACTTATAAACCAAACAACGACTGTCTTAGAACATCTTTGTAGGTTTGTTTCTTCCCATTTTCGTTTTAACTAAAACACCACCTTTAGCTCTCATCATGTTAGGTTTCATCACCATGCCACCGCCATACTTACCTTGAGCTTTTAGCTTTTTAGTTGCTTGCATTAAACCACCGCCCATTTTTTTCTTCGGTTTAATACCAATCATGATAACTAAAGCTTTGCCTTTTTTAGCCATCTTACCTTTTTTTGCCATCATCATTGGTCTTTGCATCATACCTCCACCCATTTTTCCGCCTGGCTTCATTGGTTTTGGTTTAAACGGTTGACCATATCTATCTTGTGGTTTTGGTCTAATAACACCTGGGCCTTTTGGCTTAATTAATCTACCTCTTTTAAGACCAGTTATCTCTTTAATTTTTTTTGCTTTTGCCATGTTGACACCAATACCGCCCATCATGGCTGGTGCCATTTTTTTGTCACCCGTTTTCTTAGCAGCTTTTTTAGCAAATTTTCCTAGGGCTATTGATCCTAATGCTGCTTTCATCATTTTTCCAGGTTTCATTTTTTCATCTTGTAAACCTTTACCTCTACCTTTTGCTTTTTCAGCCCTAAGGATTTTAAAATCTTGTGCGTCTATTCTATTATTTTTATTTCTGTCTAACTTAGCTTGGCCACCTTTTAACATGCCTGGTTTCAGTCTTTGTCTTTCTCTCATCATTCTGTTTCTCATCATCTCCTCAATTCTTCTCATTCTCTCTTCTCTATCTTTAGAAGTTCTAAGTTTTTCTGCTTGACCTAATTTCATTCTTTTTCTCATAATTATTTAACTCCTTTAAAATCTCCACCTCTAAGAGCTGCGCCCATGCCTCTGCACATACCACCTTTAGACATACCTTGCGCCTCCATAGCCCGTTGTTGAGCTAATTTTTTCTGTTTTTGCTTTTGCATTACAGCGACAGCTGATTGAAAAGGATCTGCATTCAACTCTTTCCTTTTTATTTTCTCGATTGCTTTTCTTGTCTTGCTAATTTTAGCATCTCTATCTACTTTTTTTTGTAAATCTGATTCAGTCATCTTACCACCATTTTTTAATCCTTGTGCTCTTAATCTTCTAGTGGCCTCGGTCAGACCACCGCCCATTTTTTTATCAACTAAAGTTCTTTTTTTCTCTTGTTTTGTAAACGGTTTTTTACCCGTTCTTTTTTCATATAATTTTTCTAAACCAGATTTAGCAAGTAAAGCTGCTCCAGCTACACCGGCTGCAATTTTTCCTATTCTTGTAGCTCTAGCTGCTTTCAATGCTCTTTTTTTAACTTGATTAAAAGCACCTCTATCTCCAGCTGCCATTCTTTTTTTTGTGAAATCACTTACTTTGTCGGATGTAATAATTTTATTCATCCTTTTGCTTATATCTTTTTCATTAGCCATAATATCTAAAATCTTTTTCTATTTTAAAATTAGGCTCATCTATTGCATCTTGATAAGTTGTAATAAATCCGCCTTCTCTGAACCTTAACACCGCTTGGGTCATACTGTCAACATAGTCATCGAATTGACCATGAGGAAATGCTGCACATTCTTCAATAACTTCTTGAGCAAATTTTTCATCTAATGGTGCATATACCATTTGAGATTCAAATATAGGGGCAACCGAGTTTATTCTTGTGAACTTATCTCTACCTTTAGCAGGTACATAATCTATTACGGGTATACCAGATCTTCTTAATTCTTGAATTAAAGGCTGACCCGAAGCTTTGGCTTCAATAATAGTTGTTTCAGGTTGCCAATATTGATATTGTTCAATCGCTACATTCTTAAGGTCCGGAAAATCGAACCTTCCTTTTATAGCATCTAATAAAATAATACAGTCCTCGTAACCTTCAGCAGGTTGAAATATTCCCCAGGTTGTTATCGCTGAATAATCAGATGTTTCTTTTTTTGAATATGCAGTGTCATAACTTTGTATAACATGTTTCAAAGTTGGAATTCTTTCACTGTTCCAATCTTGCCACCAATCTCTTTTAATAATCGCACCTTCTTCAGAAGTTGGATCTTGCATGTATTGTGCATTCCAGTTTTTTGTAGTAACAGATGCTTTAACTTTTTCTAATTCATCTAAAGGCCAATATTCAGGCCATACAGGTTGTCCGTTGTCCAGTATTGCTGGAAAGTTTACAACTCTCCACGTGTCTGCTTTTGGTTCTGATTGAGATTTAATGAGCCTTCCTGTTAAATCATCGGTTGCCCATCTTGTCATAACAACGACTATCGAACCACCAGGTTGTAATCTTTGTCTTGGTCCAGAACTGTACCACTCGTAAGTACGTTCCATGGCTGAATCCGACATTGAATCTTGTTCCGTGTGTGGATCATCAATAATAAGTAAATCCGCCCCTCGTCCTGTGATTGAACCGCCTACCCCCGCTGCAAAATATTCTCCACCATGATTGGTCTCCCAACGGCCTTTAGCCTTACTATCTTCTCTCAGTTTAACATCTCCGAAAATACTTTTGTAGTCTTCGGTCTCCATTAAATTTCTTACTTTGCTACCGAACCGCGAAGCTAACTCAGCATTGTGTGATACTTGCATAAGTTTCATTTTAGGATTTTTTCCTATCATCCACGCGGGGAACAGATATGATGCAAACTCTGACTTAGTGTGTCTTGGTGGCATGTTCACAATTAATCTTTTTGATTCTTTTGTAGCTATACTTTCAAACTCATTAGCTATAATTTGATGATGGCCCCAGTTGTCTTCATCGTTAGTCTTTCGGTAAATAAAATCAGGCCACATTGCTTTGACAAACAACAGGAAGTTGTCTTGGCACAATTTAATATATTCGATCTGTTTCTTTAGAATTAAGGTTCTTAGCTCGTCATCTGTTAAATTATCTAAATTCATCTTCCAATTTTTTTCAGCTTTTGGGTCCCCTTTTCAATAAGATCAAGGGCAATGTCTAAGAGATACATAATAAAATACCAAACGGATACTATGACCATTAATATTGCAGTCATAAAACTAAATAAAATATTACTAACAGATTTCATACCGTTTGAGTATACACTATTTCTATTCAACTTACACTTACAACGTACGCGTGCAAGTACCTCGTTTTTCTGCGTTCGTTTTTGTAATTATTTTATTAAATGCTAATCGAATTTTTTTTAGGGTCCTTTTTTATGTATAGAATTTTTTATTAATGGTCCGTTATTAGGTGGGGGCTAAACATAAACAACGAGTAAGAAAGTTTGCCCCCGTTTATAATTTACTAAAAAACTAACACCGTGCCAAGTCCACGGCCGTAAGTCCGGAGCTGTGCTTAATCTTGTTTGCGAACCGTTGACCGTTTAACTGCTCGCGCGCTGACTTGGAAGGTAACTCTAGAAGTTCCCATAACGCGTCTTCGAAAGCGGACCACGAAACCGGAGTCGGAAAAACAAAAGAAGGTTTAAGTTTCTTAGGACAAGAGAACGCGGACAAGGGTCTATAAAGTTTCAAGCTCTTCTGCGAGAGGGCCTCAATG